AAGGGTCAGAAAGGTGACACTGGTAACACTGGTTCTACTGGTGCTCAAGGTGACAAGGGTCAGAAGGGTGAAGTAGGAGCAACTGGTTCTGCAGGTGCTAAAGGTCAAAAAGGCGATACTGGTTCAACTGGTTCAACTGGTGCTAAGGGACAGAAAGGTGAGGTAGGTAATACTGGTTCTGCGGGTTCTACTGGTGACAAAGGTCAAAAGGGTGAAGAGGGTAATTTCTCTGGCACATTTAATACCAATCAATGGTATAGTTCTTCTGATAGTAGACAAAGACTATACTTTGCATCAACATCACATACTTACATTAAGTCGTCTGCTGATGTTATCTTCCGAGTAAATAACTCAGATACCAATGAATTTTTGATGCAAGCAGATGGAGACTTCCACGCAGATGGGGATGTCATTGCACACTCAACTAGCACCTCAGACGAACGACTCAAGACTAACATTCGGACTTTACAAAATGCCCTAGATAAGGTAAACTCTATAAGAGGTGTGGAGTTTGAGTATCTCAAAGATGGCAGAGAAGGTGCAGGTGTCATTGCTCAAGAACTGATAACTGTTCTACCGAGTGCTGTTTCTGAAAAGGGTCGTTTGACATTAGACCAAGACGATGAAGATAGATACTACACAGTAGAGTATAGTCAGTTGACTGCACTGTTTATCGAAGCAATCAAAGAACTGACAGAGAGACTAGAGAACCTAGAATCAAAACAAAACTAAATTATTGAAGGTGACATGAAAAAGTACATTATTAATCTTGAGCGAAGAGAGGATCGTCGTGTCCACTTCATTCGCAATAACTCGTTTCTCAGAAATCAAGAGTTCCTTATCGCAGTCGATAAGGAAGACATCACACTAGAATACCTTGCTGAAAATGGATTAAGCACAAATCCCTATTGGCGCGATCCTTTCAGAAACAGACGCATTACTAAGGGAGAAGTGGCATGCTTTCTTTCACATGCGAAGGCATGGAAGACTTGCGTTGAACTCAATGAACCGATTATGGTATTTGAGGATGATGCGATTGTCAAGGAAGAACTATTCGTCGAAGAATATTACGAAGAAGTCCTCAAACAATACGGGTTTCTTTATCTGTCTCGTAGAGAAAACGAACCTGAAAAAGTTGAACCGATCAACGATAAACTAGAGCGTCCATCCTATCCATACAATATGACATCGTATTGTCTTACACCAGAAACGGCATTACTATTGCTCAACAGTGGCATCATGCAGAGCATCATTCCAGTCGATGAGTTTTTGCCAAAGGTCATTCGTCAGATTAACGGTGTGGCACTGATTGATGATGTGGCAGATCAAGTAAGTCGTAATATCTTAGGTTCAGACATTGAACCCTATTCCGAAGACGATTGGTTTATCGATTTTAAGGTACATCCAATTACTGTCGGCACTGATCGTAAGAAGTGTGTAGCACTGAACACCAGTGGTATGATGGTGGGGATTTATCCAAAGAACCTTGGTGAAACTGCAGAGTGGAAAGGGGGAGATATGACAACTCCAGGAGGAGGTACGAAAGTTCGACTCCTGAAGGAATATCTTGCAAGGTCCGAATTAAATGATTGGGATGTAATTCTATTCACTGATGCATACGACGTATTCTATGTTGAAGATCTACAAACTATCACTAAACGCTACATTGGGTTCAATAAAAAGGTAATTTTCTCAGCAGAAAGATACTGTTACCCAGATAATAATCTGGTCCAAAAATATCCTCAATCCGACACGCCCTATCGCTTTCTGAATAGTGGCACATTCATTGGACAAGTCGGTGAGTTAAAGAAAATCATTGGTGATGGGATTGATCACTCTGATGATGATCAGTTGTTCTATACTCAGCAATTTCTGAGCGACAATTTTGATATTGCACTCGACTATGAGGGATACATATTCCAAACTCACGAACCTCAAGTCACGAAGGTAAATGATCAAATCTACAACCCATTGACTCGATGCTATGGGTGTATCTATCATGGCAATGGTGGAGAGGAAACCAAGAGTAAGTTCGACGAACTGTACAATGCCTTCTATCCAAAAGCACCGTCTTTGTTTATTCCAACGTATAGTAAATTTGACATTTTAGAAAAAGACATGCTGATTGTAAACTTTATGACACAATCTCAGTGTGAAGATCTTATTGATATGGCAGATCGACATGGTGGATGGGAACCGCATCCTGATGATAAGTTTCCTGCACAAGAGATTCGTCTGAAGGAACTTGGATTGTGGGAGGAGTGCGAAAGTCACTGGCAGAAACATATCTATCCGATTGTCGAAGAGTATTGGAGTCCGATGCAAATGTATGGATTGCGTGAGGCATTTGTTATGCGTTATGCACTCGACACACAAGTTAGTCTTTCCAATCACTGCGATGCAAGTATGGTGACAGGATCAGTAAAACTGAATGACGACTATGAAGGTGCGGAATTATACTACCATCGACAAAAGGTGTCAAATAAAGATGTGCCAGTTGGACGAGCAATTCTGTTCCCCGGACAAGTGACACATGGACATGAATGTCAGAAACTGATTTCTGGTGTTAAATATTCATTGACTATGTGGACACAACGCTATAAAGGTGACCTACTGTGATGTATAAATAGTCATGAATTAACCAAAGGATTTTAACATGGCAAACCCTACTACACGAGATGAGTTAAAAAAATATTGTCTGCGTAGATTGGGGCATCCAGTCGTAGAAATCAATATTGATGAAGATCAGATGCAAGATCGTATCGATGATGCGCTTGCATTTTACCGTGACTACCATTACGATGGCACTGAGCGCACATACTACAAGCATCAAGTTACATCGGATGATCGCACCAATGGGTATATTCCTATTCCCTCAAATATCAACGGTGTGATAAACGTGTTCCCTATCGGAACTGGACTGAATGCTAACAATCTATTCAATCTGCGCTATCAGATCACATTAAACGAAATCTATGATTGGTCGCATGCTCAGTTTGTAAACTATACTGAGTCTATGCGTCGAGTGGCACTGATGGAGGAAATCTTTGTTGGTAAGCAACCTCTCCGTTTTAATCGTCACATGGATCGTTTATTCATCGATATGGATTGGAATACACGCACTGTAGTAGGCGAATATCTTGTCATCGAAGCATATCGTGAACTAGATCCTGACACTTACACTTCCGTTTGGGGTGACCGTTGGTTGCGTATGTATTGTACGCAATTGTTTAAGCGTCAATGGGGCGAGAACATAAAGAAGTTTGAGGGGATGCAGTTGCCGGGTGGTGTTCAGTTCAATGGACAACAAATCTGGTCTGAAGCAGATGAAGAAATCAAGCGACTTGAGGAAGAGGTTGTAAACAACTACTCAATGCCCGCGATGGACATGATTGGGTAACTAGATGCCAACAACAAGTCTCTACTTCAACAACTATTCCTATACAGGTGAACAGAATCTCATCGAGAATCTGATCATTGAATCGATCAAGATTTATGGTATTGAGGTGTTCTACATGCCTCGCACTCTTGTCAAAGAGGATCAACTCTTTGGTGAGGATGTGTTGTCTAAATTTGAGGATGCCTATCCAATTGAGATGTACATCAAGTCGGTTGATGGGTTCCAAGGAGACGGGGATTTCTTATCGAAGTTTGGATTAGAGATTCGTGATGAAATGGTTCTGACTGTGGCACGTCGTCGTTTTGGCGAAGAGATAGAAGCAGACGCAACGACTCCAGTAAACGAAACAAATGGAAGTGGTCGCCCTATGGAAGGCGATTTAATTTACTTCCCACTCAACGGCAAAATATTTGAGGTCAAGTTTGTAGAGCACGAGGCAATCTTCTATCAGATGGGTTCTCTCCAAACCTATGATCTCACACTTGAACTCTTTGAGTACAGTCACGAAGAACTCAATACTGGCATTGCCGATATCGATGCAATCGAAGATACATACTCAAGCGTCAAAGAGAACTTTGAGTTACTTGACGAATCTGGTAACGTGCTTGTCTTTGAGAACGGGGACGGTATCATCGTTGAGGAGTATCGTATTGAAGCAAGTGATTCTCAAGCAAACAACGAATACTTTCAGACGACATCAAATATCAGTTTCATTGACTTCAGTGAAATCAATCCATTCTCTGAAGGGGGTACTTGGTAATGTTTGGACATAGTTATTACCATGGCGTACTGCGTAAATACGTCATTATGTTTGGCAATATGTTCAACGACATTGATGTCGTTCGCTACAATAATTCAGGCACTCCTATCCAAACACTCCGCGTACCAATCGCATATGGTCCAAAACAAAAGTTTCTTGCAAGACTCCGCACTGATCCTCAACTGAATCGTGATGTAGCAATCCAACTGCCTCGTCTGTCATTTGAGGTCACGAGTATTTCTTATGCACAAAATCGTGGATTGAATAAACTAATTCGGACAAGCGGTATCGGTGCAAATGGTGATACGCTGAGATCTGCATTTACTCCTAACGCCATATGACATCAACTTTTCTTTGTATGGTATGTTTGCAAACCAAGAAGATGCTGTTCAAGTGGTTGAGCAGATCCTTCCGTTTTTCAGACCAGAGTGGACACACTCACTGAATCTCATTCCATCACTTGGCGATAAATATGATGTTCCAACAGTCCTAAACGACATGAGTATTGAAGACTCCTATGAAGCAGACTTCCAAACTCGTCGTGCCATTATATACACATTTAACTTCACTGTCAAGGGTTATCTATTCGGTCCTGTGACAAACAAAGGAGTTATTAAGCGCACGATTGTTGATCTTGCTGCAAATAATGTGGTGGGTTCTCCGATGAATGTTCGACTCGATATCAACCCTGGACTTCTTGCTAATGGTTCACCGACTACAAATGCAACAGCAAGTATCGCAACCTCTTTGATTACTGCGAACAATGATTATGGATATACATTTGAGAAAGATGATTATTTTGATGGAGTTGACAGACATGGGCATGATTGATGAAAGATAACACAACTGAAAGTCTGAACGAGATTTTTCAAGTTGATGGCGAACTGGTAGAGGAAAAAACGCCCTCACTCAAAAGAGAAAACTTTGAGGCACGTACTCGATACGACGATGATATCTCTAAAGACTACAAATACGCACGAGAGAACCTCTATGACGTTATCGAACGTGGCACTGAGGCACTCGACTATTTACTGGAACTTGCGAAAGCGTCTGAACATCCACGTGCCTTTGAGGTTGTATCAACTCTCACAAAAACACTCGTGGATGCCAACAAAGACTTACTTGAAGTGCAGAAGAAAGTAAAAGACTTGACTGCCGAGGATAAGAAAGAGAATCCACAGAACGTAACCAATGCTCTATTCGTTGGGAGCACTGCAGATTTGCAAAAACTGATTAAGGGTAATAATGATTGAGCAACGCGGTTACAACGGCAATGCAAATCTAAAGAAAAAAGGCACAGACATCGAATGGACAGAGGATAAGATCTCTGAGTTCGTAAAGTGTGCTAAAGATCCGATTTACTTTGCCGAGCAGTACATCAATATCGTCCATGTAGACCATGGTCTGATTCCTATTCGTCTATACGACTATCAACGAGACATCATTGACAAGATTACTAACAACCGTCGGTGTGCGGTTGTCACCTCTCGTCAAGCAGGTAAAACAACCACNGCAGTATGCGTTATATTACATTATGTGTTATTTAATGATCACCGCACAGTAGCACTGCTTGCCAATAAGGGTGATGCAGCACGTGAGATTCTGGATCGTATTAAGACTGCATACGAAGCACTACCAAAGTGGTTACAGCAAGGCGTGATAGAATGGAACAAAGGTTCTGTTGAATTTGAGAATGGATGTAAGATTATTGCATCTGCCACATCTTCCTCTGCAATTCGTGGTAAGTCGATTTCATTCTTGTACATTGACGAAACGGCATTCGTCGAGAATTGGGATGAGTTCTTTGCTTCCGTATTCCCAACTATCTCATCTGGTCAGACCACTAAGATTCTCCTTACCTCAACACCAAATGGATTAAACCATTTCTATAAGACGTGCGAAGGTGCGGAGCAAGGTACGAATGGATATGAGTTTGTTCGTGTCATGTGGCAAGATGTACCGGGTCGTGATGAAGCATGGAAGAAAGAAACTCTCTCATCGATGGATTTCGACTATGAGAAGTTTTCACAGGAGTTTGAGTGTCAGTTCCTTGGTTCGTCTGGCACACTGATTGAGGGCAATAAACTAAAGTCATTGGTTCATAAACAACCCCTAAGAGAGTCTAATGGTTTGTTTATGTATCATGAACCGCAAGAAGGACACACATATACTACTGTGGTAGATGTTTCACGTGGAAAAGGATTGGATTATTCTGCATTCCAAGTTCTTGATGTAACCAAAATGCCCTACCAACAAGTCTGTGTCTATCGTGATAATCATATCACTCCAATTGAATATGCAGAAATCATACATAGAACAGTAAAGCATTACAAAGAATCTGTCGTTATGATTGAAGTGAACGACATAGGAGAGCAAGTTTCTGATTTGCTTCATTATGATTTTGAGTATGAAAACATACTCTACACAGAGTCAGCAGGGCGTTCTGGAAAAAGAATATCTTCTGGTTTTGGAAGAAACGTAGATAAAGGGGTACGTACTACAAAAACAGTCAAGGCAATAGGTTGCTCAATTCTAAAACTTTTGATTGAGCAAGAACAACTGATTCTCAATGATTTTCATACGATCCAAGAACTGTCTACATTTTCTAGAAAGGGATCGTCTTATGAAGCAGAATCGGGTTGCCATGATGATTTGGTGATGTGTTTAGTGTTATTTGCATGGGTTTCTGATCAACAATACTTTAAGGAAATGACAGATATCAACACGCTAAGAGCATTAAGACAACGCACCGAAGAGGAAATGATGGAAGAATTGCTTCCGTTTGGATTCCATGATGATGGAATGCCTGATGAAAACGTGATTGACATCCCTGTAACAGGGATGGATAACGATACCAGTGACTTTTATGACACAAGAAACTTTGATCCATTCTAAATAACCGTTTTTATAAATAATGGAACGAATTATAAAAATGAACTCTTTAATGAGAAGGAGATAAGAAATGCCTTTCCAAGTATCACCGGGCGTTAATGTAAGTGAGATTGATCTTACTACTGTTGTCCCTGCGGTGAGCACCACAGAAGGTGCAATTGCAGGGAACTTCAAGTGGGGTCCAGTCAATCAGCGTGTACTCGTTGACTCTGAAGATCGTCTTGTAAATATTTTTAACAAACCAAACGCAAATACCGCAACTGATTTCTTCACTGCGGCAAACTTTCTTGCTTACGGTAACCAACTCTATGTTGTTCGTGGACGCACAAGCGGTACATTGAACGCAACTGCAGGTGGTAGCGCAGGCAAGCGTATCGACAATGAAGAATACTACAACGAAGTCTATACTGCCGAAGCAGCAGACGGTGAATGGGTTGCTAAGTATTCTGGCGACTTAGGTAACTCGCTGAAGATTTCTATCTGCCCTAATAGCAAGGCATGGGAAGAAGCAATCACAACTCAATACGTAGTTTCTCGTAATAGTCCAACTGTCAACACAACAGTATCTGCGGCAACAAACTTCAAGGAAGGTGACATTCTGTTACTTGGTCCTGATAAAGAACAACGTAAGATCAAGACAATTTCTGGCAACACTATTACACTGACTTCTGATTATACTGGTAATACAGTAAGTGTGGGTGTCCACTATGTCAATTCATTGACTCGTCGTTGGGAGTTTTTCAACGAGTTTGATCAAGCACCAACAACTACAACCTATGCAAACTCAGTCAACTCGACAGGTGATGCAATTCACGTTGCAATCATGGACGAAGATGGTTTGTTTACAGGTCAACCGGGTACTGTTGTTGAGAAGTTTGAGGACGTTTCTGTAGCAATTGATGCTAAGACAGAACAAGGTGCTACAAACTACTATAAAGAAGTTATCAATCAGCAATCAGCATATACTTGGTGGGCAGCACACGACAGTGCACTCACAAATGCAGGTGCACGTGCTGATAACGGTACAGCATTCTCTAGCACTTCAGATTTACCATTGACACACTCTTTTGATTATGGTGTTGATGGAGCAAAATTGACAAGTGCTCAGAAGATTCCATTCTACAACAAGTTCAAGTCGGCAGAAGACGTTGATGTTTCACTGATTCTAGGTTCGGATGCAGATACTACTCTTGCAACTCATCTGATCACAAACATTGCCGAGACACGTAAAGACTGCTTAGTAGTTCTGTCACCAGAACGTGCTGATGTTGTAAATAACAACGCATACGAAGGTAAAGAGCGTGATGACATTATCACATTCCGTGATGGACTACCATCATCTTCATACGCAGTGCTTGACTCTGGTTGGAAGTATCAGTACGATAAGTATAACGACTTGTATCGTTATGTACCTCTTAATGCTGACACAGCAGGTTTGATGGTACAGACTGACTTGACACGTGATCCTTGGTATTCACCTGCTGGATTCAATCGTGGTAATGTCAAGAATGCGATTAAGTTGTCTTACAACCCATCGAAGGCAGATCGTGACCAACTGTACAAGAAGGGTGTGAACCCAGTTGTTACATTCCCAGGTCAAGGAACTGTACTTTACGGTGATAAGACATTGCTTGCAAAACCATCGGCATTTGATCGTATTAACGTTCGTCGTTTGTTTATTGTGCTTGAGAAGGCAATCTCTACTGCCGCCAAGTTTACTCTCTTTGAGTTCAATGATGAGTTCACTCGTTCTCAGTTCAAGAATTTGGTAGAACCGTTCTTGCGGGATGTCCAAGGTCGTCGCGGTATCACAGACTTCCAAGTTGTATGTGATGGCACAAACAACACTGGCGAAGTCATAGACCGTAATGAGTTTATCGGTGACATCTACATTAAACCTGCCCGTTCTATTAACTTCATTCAGTTGAACTTTGTTGCAGTACGAACTGGCGTTGAGTTCTCTGAAGTTGTTGGACGTGCGACATAAATAAAGGATAAAAGGAGAACGAAATGGCGTTTAATGTAAACGAATTTGCAGGAGCACTAAAAGCGGGTGGCGCACGTCCCTCGCTGTTCCAAGTGCAGATTACTAACCCGATTAACGGTGTTGCTGATGCACAGGTTCCATTCCTGTGCAAAGCAGCAACTATTCCCGAAGCAACTTTGAGTGCGATTGATGTACCATATTTTGGTCGTAACATCAAGTTAGCAGGTACACGTACCTTTGGAGAATGGTCACCGACGATTATCAACGATGAAGACTTTGCAATCCGTAACGCAATGGAACAGTGGTCAAATGCGATCAACTCATTCCAAGGCAACCTAAACAATGCGGGTGGCACTGCCCCATCACTCTACAAAGCAAACGCACAAGTCACTCAGTATGGTAAGACTGGTGAGATTCTGCGTGTATACGACTTTGTTGGTATCTTCCCAACAGCAGTTCAAGAAATTACCCTTGGTTGGGAGAACGGTGATGCTATCGAAGAGTTTCAGGTTACCTTTGCATATGACTACTGGCAAGTATCAGGTGGTCAAACTGGTAACGCGGGCGGCATCTAATCCATAAAAGTGATTGAAGGGGCGACTAAATAGTATCAGAAAAGTCGCCCCTGTTTATTATTGAGGACAAAACATGGCAATCGAACTCTTTGGTTTTCAGATTGGTAAGAAAGAAGAAGAAACCAAACCTAATGTAATCTCTTTCGCACCCCCACCAAACGACGATGGCACTCTTGCGGTTGCCGAAGGTGGAGTCTATGGTACTACCGTAGATGTCAACAACACCGCAAAAAATGAAGCACAACTCATCTCTCGCTATCGCGAAATGGCATCACAACCAGAATGCGAACGTGCCATTGATGATATTGTCAATGAAGCAATCGTTGGTACAGAGTATGATGCTCCAGTTTCTATTGTGCTAGATAATGTTGAAACGATGGACGACGAGATCAAAGATCGTGTCCGTGAAGAGTTTGACGAAATACTCAACTTGCTCAATTTTAATAATCGTGCATATGACATCTTCCGTAATTGGTATGTCGATGGACGATTGTACTATCATTTGATGATTGATACAAAGAATCCTCGTAACGGTGTTCAAGAGATTCGCTATATCGATCCTCGTAAGATTAAGAAAGTCCGTACAGAAAAACGCGACAATAGTAACCAAGTTTCCAAAGAAGTATTCAACAAAAAGTATAACGAATACTTTGTATATTCTGCCAAAGGTGTCACCGCAGGGAACCAAGGGATTAAGATTTCCACAGATTCGATTGCATACTGCCACTCAGGTATCATGGATGTGAATAACAAGATGGTTATCTCGCATGTCCATAAAGCAATCAAACCTCTGAACCAACTACGTATGTTGGAAGATGCCACAGTCATCTATCGTCTCGCACGTGCACCAGAGCGTCGTATCTTTTACATTGACGTGGGTAACTTGCCAAAGGCAAAGGCAGAACAATATCTGCGTGACATGATGACCAAGCATAAGAACAAGTTAGTCTACGATGCAAATACTGGTGAAGTCCGTGATGATCGTAAATTCCTTACTATGCTAGAAGACTATTGGTTACCTCGTCGTGAGGGTGGTAAGGGCACAGAGATCACAACACTTCCGGGTGGACAGAACCTCGGTGAGATTGAAGACGTACAATATTTTCGTCAGAAGTTGTACCAATCACTCAATGTTCCAACCTCGCGATTAGAAGCAGACAACTCATTTAACTTGGGTCGTGCCTCTGAAATTACACGAGACGAACTGAAGTTCTCTAAGTTTATTTCGCGTCTGCGTTATCGTTTCTCTGAGTTATTCCACATTATTCTTGAAAAGCAGTTGCTTCTCAAGGGTATTATTACCAAGCAAGAGTGGAGCGAAATCAAGGGTAAGATTTACTATGACTTCCTTGAAGACAACCATTTCTCAGAACTCAAGAATGCAGAGATCATGCGTGAGCGTCTGAACACACTCCGCGACATCGATGAGTATGTCGGAAAGTATTACTCTGCAGAGTGGGTTCGTAAGAATATCCTTATGCAGACCGAAGAAGAAATCGAAGAAATCGATCAGCAAATCGCAGATGAACCTTCTGATGAAGAAGAAATGTAACATTTTATAAATAGTTGACAGGAGATTACGACATGAGTGATTACACTACAAAAGACGCAGTGCAGATGGCAATGGATGGAAACGCAAGTGGATTCCAAAGTGCTATCGGTGATTTATTGATGGATAAAGTTCGTGATGCAGTTAGTCTGAAAAAGGTTGAAGTCGCATCGTCTTTCATGTCATCAGATTCAGAAGAAATAGAAATTACAGGGGAAACCGATGGCGATCAAGAAGTTCAGTAAGTTTGTAGCAGAAGCACCTGCCGCAGACTACATCGCACCAAAGGATGACGATGCTGAAGTAAAGGGATACAAACCTCGTTCTAAGGGTGAGGAAGACTTTGCGAATGCTCACATGGTACAGAAGAACGACTATTATGCCGTTCCCGGTCAAGACCATGTATTCAATGGTTCAGTAAAAGAAGTCAACATTCAACCAAACAATGGTGAAGGTGTTCAGAAGCAAGGTGCTTCAGATGTCAACCAACCTACTGGTGGTGGTGACTCAAAGCGTACTGCTGATAAGTCACAAGGCGACATGAAACCTGTCAATCCAATCAAAGAAGGTTTGGAAGATAATGACGAGAATCCTGCGAACCGTCAACATTTATGTGCAAAGAATGTCGTACATGAACAGTATGGCGAAGGCACTTGCATCTCAGAGGAGCATGCAGAACCAGACGAGAATGGACATGTTGAATGGTACGATGTAATGTTCAAGCATGGACTTGAGCGATTTGTTCCAGTTGCAGAAATGAAGGTTACTAAAGCAGAAGCACACATGCATGCGTCTAAAAAACCAAAAGCACGAAAGATGGATGAAAACCGTGAAGACACCCCAATGAAAGTTGCTAGATTGATATTGGGGATGGGTGTCAGACAAAGCGCACCAGAATC